TCGATGTTTTCCATAATTGGTGGTCAACTTATTGGTTAACTTATTGGTTATTTATTAGTATCGTTCTAGATAATCATCTGGATTGAAGTTGGGATCATCATATCCAGCATCTAAATCGACATCATATCCGTTGTTATTACCCGAATTTGTTCTATCAATAACATTTCCGCCGCGATCAGTGGTTCCATTTGGTTCCCAAGTACCACTATTCCATCGGTTAACAAGATCCCTTTCTTCTGCTGATAAGTTCTTTGCAATCTCATCATCAGTATTACCAAATTCAGAGAATGGATTAGATCGTAGAGAACCAAATATTCCTTTAGGACTCTCTTGTCCCAGCGCAACAGGAGTTCCAGAAATCTGAGTGCTTTTATTTGGTTGTCTACCGTAAGAATCCCTAACTAACCTCATTTTAGTCAATGTATTCTTTTGTGTCAAGTGGGTACAAATATCAGCAACAATATAAAGTCCACTCAACTCTTTATCAAATTCATCTCCTTTGTCCATCTTAGCATCTTTTTGGGGGAAGTCCGCATGAACAATTGAACCTGCCCTCAAAGTATAATCACCTGGAACTACAATAGTAATACTCAAACTGAATAATTTATTGTAAGTCATAGCACTCTGCAGTATGACTTCATCCAACTTTAAGTTTGGTTCTGTTGCTTGATCTACTTGCTCTTCTACAGATCCTGTAGGAAGATTGCCAACATTATCTTGTTTTGTAAATCTCTTAGATACTACGCTTTGATACGTATCCAAAAATTCCTTGGATAGTTCTGGGAATTCTAATCCACCATGTACTTTTTGCTCATCCGTCGTTATCTCTTTTGCTCTTGGATTAAATACATGAGTGAAAGTATTAGATGTCTCCAATACTGTTCCATATCCACCCGACTTAAGGTTTTTGGATACGCTTATACTCTGATCGGCATTAAAACTAACAATCTTTGCATCATATCCTACAGGCAATTCAGTACTATTATTGTAAATATATGATCTTGCTCCGTCAGAATCATCAAATAAGTTGTCAATGGATCTAAAGTTATACCCATCAAATGTCTCAAAAAATAAATATCCTGCACTATTTTCCGACTTAGAAGATACGCCTCTTGTAGCAATCTCAGCAATTAATCTAAATGGTTCCTTACCTCTACCTTCAACATTTAATTTATTTGAAGTATTATCTAAAATAATATTTTTATCAGACTTTAATATATCACTAACGATAGTAGATGCTGTGGCACTGATCTCGCCATCAAATCTACGATAAACTTCACATGCTGCCAAATTATTAGCAACTGCTTCTCTTGAATATAAATCAAGAACATATATCAGTCCTCCCGATGATGAGGTAACATTCCTGACCTTCTCAATATAAAGAGCATTATCACCCTCATATTTCAACTTATTTCCATAAGCATCCTCAATAATGACATGAACCTTCTCTGATCCAGACAACTTTAAATATTGGATTGCAGATACTGCTTGTGATCCACCAGCAACTTCATGACCACTATCAACAACTATAACACTAAACCTTACTGTTGGTTCAAGTATACTTTCATAGTAATCACATTCAATTATACCCGCAGAGATATCTTTGCTGCCGTTAACTTTATTAGAAAATATCTCAAATTTTGATATATTTCCAGAATTCGTTGCTAGATTTGCTGTGGGCATGTTGATTATTGGTTACTTAGTATTTAATCAAGTTGGTGATACGACTTGCTTATCAGGAACTACTCGCTGTCTCATTTTAGTTCCTCTACTGGTCTGAACAGGAACTCGTATAACTTTAGTCTTCTCAATAATTGCAACAGTTGTACCATCCTGCTCATAACTTGCATTCTGTGCAACAGCATCAGGATTTTGTGGTGTATTTGTTGCAACTTGTGCAGCATTCTTTTTAGCACCATGAGTATTGATCCATTGACCAGGATCAACATAACTACTGAATTGACCATTTGCACCAGGTGCAGAAGTAGATATCTCCCAGTGTAGATGAGGATCATATGCAGTTAGACTACCACTACCAGATCCACCAACATTAGCAAGTAAGGCACCTGCTTTAAATTTAGTACCAACAGATAGTGCAGGAGGTCTATCTAAGTGACCAAAGAAATGATAGGCACCATGTACAGAATCTTTCCATACTACCCAATAACCATACCCAGCATCTGCCGCACTACCCAAAGCACTGTTTACATGAGTTACCTCACCATCCAAATATGCATACATTGGTGTTCCTCTATCTGCACCAACATCATATCCTTTATGGTCTGAGTTGGTACTAGATCTAAAACCCTTACCAGAAGTAATTACAATACCACCTCGGGATGCTTGATCATCAAGATCAGATTGTGCAAATGGACTGTAAGAGATATCCAATTTAGATCCAGCATTTCCATCATAAGCAACAGTTCCAGAACTTCCAGTTAATCCCGAAAGTTTATTTGATCCACTTAATGTTGCACCCGCAGATGGTAATCTAATTCCAGGAATAAAAGGACCAGTTCCACCAGGACCACCAGGACCAGTAGCAACATCACTCTCCTTTTTACCTTCAATACCTTTAATTACATTTAGTGTTCGTGTTGTATCTCTAGTAATACTAGTTAAAAACTGACGTTCAACTACTTTAGTTAAATCCCGAACTCTTTTTTGTTGTTGCTGAGGGGTCTCAAGAACATAACCACCCTGCGATAATTTTTGTAATATACCCTTAACTAGGTTTATTGGAGCTGGAACAGCAGCATCGAAGGCAGATACCAAAGATCCAACAATATCCTTTATTGTTTTATTATCTGGTTTTTTACCTGCAATAAGGTCAGCACCAAGTGCCATTATCTTACTGATAATATTACTATTACCTTGTCTAAGATTCTTTACAGCACTCTGAATTTTTTTAAACGGATTCACAAATGAAGTGACTGATTCCGCAGTTCTAGCCATAAATGAAAATAATCTATTAAAGATATTGCCACTTTTACCTTTTGTTTTTTTTGCGACCGCCACATTGGTATTCATATGATTGTCGCTACTAGGCATTATCCGTTTAATCCTAGCATTCCTGGCTCTTTTTTCTCTCTCCTTTGCATATTCTTCCTCACCAACTACTCCACCCCTTGCTTTTGCTTCTATAGAAGCATCCTCAATAGAACCAGAATCTTCCTTACCAGCAATAACATTATATAAACTGACACCAATCTGATCACCAATAACGCCACCCAGCAGTCCACCGATTGTTGCGCCTGCACCACCAAGAAGTAGATTTCCAATGAAAGGTACAACAGATCCAACAATTCCACCAATTGCACCACCAAGGAATGTGCCTAGTGCTTGACCAGCAGCAGCACCTACAGCAGCAGCTGCTGCCTTACCAAGAGGTTCTTTGAAGATAAATGCTCTTACACCGAAGTCAATCAGTGGACCAACAATTGGAATCTTACCCGCAATTTTGCCAACAGCTTTACCTGCGACTTTAGTTACTCCCTTTTGAACAAACTTCTGTACTCCACTCTGAGCCCCTCTTGATGCCTGCGCTCCACGTTTTGCTAAACTCTCACCTTTAGTTAATCTTTTTAAATTTCTTCTACCAAATCGTTCAGCATACTTTTTATCACCAAATCTTTTACGGTATCTTTGTTGAGAAGATCTACTAGCGCGTCTACCACTTAAATCTCTACCACGACCTCGATCTCTTCCCCTACCAAATCCAGTATCAGAAGCAGTAGTTCCAGCAATCATCACTGCGATCAATGCCAAATTCATAAATTTGGTGAAGAACCCTTGAAAGTCTTTGAACTTCTTCAGTCCTTCATCTCCAAATAAATTTTTAGTTACCTCTTCTACCTTATCTTTTACTTTGTACCCAAATGTAATTGCAGATACTAACTTATCAGTAAGTCCACCTACAACATCAGCAATAAATTTACCAATAGGGACAATAAATTTAAGAAACCCTAAAAGTTGTGGGTTAGCTCCAACAAGAAGATATAATATTCTACCAAGAAGTATTGTTCCTATAAAATTCTTAAGTCTTTCTAAGAATCCTATCTTAGGAATACTGATGCCTTGAGGCATCTTAATACCAGATAACTTCTTCTCTTTCTTATTCTCATTCTTCTCACGAAGATCTTTCTGATTTTGTCTCGCCTCAAACCTCATGGTTTTTTTATTGAGTTTTAAGGTTCGACCAATAATCTTCTCAATCTTCTTAGTTTTTACTCTAATTTCAGCAACATTCTCTTCCAATGAAGGTTTTGAATCCTTCTCCTCTTTACCCTCAGGTTGCTTTGCAAGTGCTCCCGCAGGAGGTTTCTTATAAGGAACCAGATTTGCAGTTGGTCTCGTTACTGCAAGTGCTCCACCACCAGTTTGAGGTAAAAGTTTTTGAGAACTTATAGCCATCTCACTCTACCTCAGTAATTCCATAGATTGCAAGCATCATCATTCTCATTTCTGTTTGATAGAATGCTTCAAAATCTGTAGGCAAATCCCTAGCACCAGTAGACCCAGGAGCAGATTTAGGTCCTCCAGCACCAGATGTAGTAGATGCACTTATAACATTAATTTTAGGTTGTGGTGGTTCTGGAGTGGGAGGCAAATTACCTTTACCCAACATTGCAGGAACAGGTTTAGCAGTTGCTGTTGGTTTTGGTGGTTTTGATGCCTTTGGGATAACACCATTAATTGGTGCTGCTGCCGCTGCTGATGAAACCTTATTGCCAGAAGAAGGTGGTTCAATTGCAGTTTCTTCCCCCTTCTTCGCCTCCATTCTCATCTTCGCTGCAGAGAGACCCATCGGTCTGGGTTTTGCCTTAGACTTCTTCTTCTCTTCTTCCTTCTTCTGTTCAGGGTTAGCACCGAGAGGATTCTTTCTTCTTCTATTCAGATCTATCTTAGGATAACTCCTCTTCGCACTCTTCAAATCCTCGACCTGGAATTCATCTAATCCTGCAGTATTCAGTTTCTCTCCTGTTCCATAAAGCCAATTCGTTACGTTTTGAATTCTTGGATTATTAGGTCCTGGAGGTCCAAATTCAGTGGGAGTAATATAACAGTCCCTCAAAGTTTGCATCACTTTTTCCGTGTCAAAATCCTGACCAACAACACCGCCACCTTGAGCGAATTGAAGGTCACCGAATTTACTAAACGTTGGTTTATTAGTTCCACCACCCATCTTATTAAGATTAAGTAGGAATGGTGCTCCAAACTTATCAACTGCTGATTTGGACATGACCACTTCACCAGGTTGGGCAACAATCATCTGAGTGTCTTTTCCCGCACCACTAACTCTCTTACCAGTGGATTGTGTTACCTTTCCGCCAGAAGGCATAGTTCTTTTTGGAATTTTACCTCCACCAGAGAACGCATTGAATCCCCTCTGTCGTGTTTGCTCTCCCATTAACTGAGATCCAGAAGGCATTTGTCCAGTTGCCTTAGTTTCTGCAGGAGTTACTGTTGATTTATCGTCCTTTGCATTTGCTTCATCTCTCTCAGAATCATTCATTTGAGAAGCAAGGAATGCTCCACCACCAACAACAGCGACCGTTCCAATAGCTGCCGCTGCAAGAGGGTTTTTTGCAGCAAACGCAGCAAGAGCAGGAATGGCCTTCTTTGCCATAAACAGGGATAGTTTCACCACACCTGCAAGAACACTTCTAATCAATGTACCTAGTGGAGTTGCAAATAAAACAAATGCACTCAATAATACTGGCCACCAGTCTTGTAAGAACTTTCCAAGTGCTACAACTTTATCTTTATTCTTAGGGTCTGCCAACCAATCAAGCAACTTGATCATTACTCTTCCGAGCAAAACCGTTCCAATAAACTTAAATATTCTATCTAATAAATCAAACGTAGGGGCAGCAAGTTTCCTTGCTTGATTCATCATTCCTTGACGAATTCCTTCTAAATTATCTTCTTTTTTAGATCTTTTGTTCTTCTGCTTGTTACGTCTATCTTTATCTGACTGCTTTTGTATTGCCTTAAATTGTCCTTCAAGGACTTTAAATATCTTTTCAACAGATTTTTTTATTGCAGCAACATTCTCCTCAAGAGATGCTTTACGCTTCTTCTTTGGATCTTTTCCAGGAGCAATCTGAAGTTGTGCTTGATTTTGGCCACCACGAAGAGCACCCTTTACAGGTTTTACAGCTGACTTTGTTGTTGGCTTATTGACCTTCTTTACATTTACCTTAAACTTACCAGTCTTTCTCTTTACTCTTTTTCTCTCTTCATCAATCAACATGGAATCTTCAGTTGATATCGCACTGTTTTTAAGTCGAGCAGCTACTTGCCACTCCTTTAAAATAGTAAGATAATCATCATAAGAAAGATCAAATCCATCCTGTAATCCAAGAAGTTCTGCTATCCTTGGATCAATTTCTTCGGCAGCATCCCCAAGGAGGTCACCTTTTGATGGTCCTGCAGGAACATATGTTTTAGATACTGTTGCCTTAGGTTTTGATAAAGCACCACCCCTTTTAGGCTTAGATTTACCCATCTCCGCCACCATTGGGGGATCATCAGTATCACCAGCATATGGATTATCAGAATCCAGTTCTTGCTCGTCGTAAGATTCTTCTACCTTTGGTTTTTTTACCTTTGTAACCGTAGGTGCTTTAGACTTCTTTACAGTCTTTGGTCTATCTACAACGTAATATTTCCACAAAAATAATACGTACTTCTCAATATTTTCATAATCCTTCTTTGTTGTCTCCTGTCCCCGTTCTAATATAAAAAGAGGGAAGTCTTTTTCATGCTTCCTATAATTCCTTAAGAATGTGGTATATACCTTATCAAAATCTAAACCGAATTCACGAGATATTAAAACTTTATTTTCAGTAATCTTGGCAGCAGCATACGTGCTCCACTTAAGCTCATTCTGCTTAATCGTGGAGTATGGAATAAATTCTTTAACGAATGCTGGTGTTTTCGCCATTAGGTACTATTATTCGCTTGTTGTGCCTTTAATTTCTCATCTTCCAAATGAGCCTTCAAGAGTTCAACGTAAACTTCCCGCTCCCATGGAATTAAATTCTCTATCTCTGTTAATGAGTATTTATGGTACTGGAGTAAAGCAAAGTTTAACTTATAATAATTCTCCAAGTCCATATGGGAGAGGGCTATGCGAAAAAACTTGATAATCCTTCCAATACAACAGTGCTTTTAACTTTTGTAGTTGGATTAAGAACTTCAATCTCATGTGACAATTTGGGCATAGTATCAAAGAACTTCTCAATCAATTTAAACTGATTAGAATTCATTTGATCTAAGAATGCAGTGACTTCGTTCTTAGGAACAGAATCTAGATCCCAAGTCTCATCTTCTGTAATAATTTGACTAATACATGTAGCAATCAAATCAAATGACTGTTCGACACTACTTTCACCTGTAAAATCAAAATTACTTTTAATGAATTGCTCAAGAGAAGGATACTTCATCTCCATAGCAATACTATCATCAATTTTGATTAACCTATCATGACCCTCAGTCTTCTTAACCCCAATATCATCAATATTAATCGTCACTGGCACATAGGTTTCTTCATCATCAGGACAAAGAACATTTACTTCAATCTCTTCACCAACAGACTTTCCACGAATATTTAAAAATAAGAACTCAATATCAAAGGTAGGAAGAGTCTCTACCTTTATACCTTTTGATAAAATACAATTCTTAATTACAGTTTTAATTGATGTAGTTATTTGTTTTGGATCTTCACTCTCTAATGCAAGAACAAGAAGTTTTTCCTCCCTCACCAAAAATGGTCTAAACTGCAAATCTTCACCTGTAGAGGGAAGAACTAGTTCATAAGTTGGAGCTGCTATAATGGGTAATGGCATAAAAGTATCAATTCATATGTTTATTTAGTTCCCCATTACGGGGAATTCTGTGGAACCAAACATTGATCTGTCAGGAACGTTTTTAAAGAATTCTAATTGTTTTCCAGAAAGATTAAATTGATTTGAGGAATACAATCCAGCAAATTCTGGGTTGCCAGGAGAATTGGGGTTAAGAAGACTAGGTGGAATATAATTAATATCAATTTGTTCACTAACATCAGATACAAAGTATCTAGTGTATGTAAATGACACTGTTACTTTTAAAACCTGAGATCCATCATAACTGATGGGAATAGAACTAATTGACTTAGGGAATGCCTGAACAAATTCATATGCCAATATATTTGATTTTTTAGTTAAACCAAATCCTAAATCTTTCTCAAACTTTATAATCGCAAGGTCCGATTGATATTCACTTGGATATCTAAGAGTAGATTGAAAGGTTTTTGACTTTAATTGTTTATCACCAACATCTTCTCCAACAATATATCTCATCCAAGCTTCAAAGAATTTTATTTGAATATAAGATTTTTGAGAATTGTCTTCGGGGTCCATTGTTACCATAAAGGTAAAGTCAATAGTATCATCATATAGTTTTGAATATGCGTGTTTCTCAATAACACCACGATAATCTCTATTAGTGTCTATCGTTCCAAGACTAGATCCTGGAAGAGATGCCTCCACACAGGTTAATTCCATCAGTTGACTATCAAATCCATCAAATTCAAGACCTGGTGGTTGTTTAATTATGACACCATAAACTGATGACAAAGAAGGTCTCATTATTCTGGACTTTAAGTCCGACATTCTAATACCAGAACTAATAGGATTTGCCATCTAAATAACTTTAAGGATTCCCATACTATATGTAGCCGACTTTTATGAACGAAAGTATTAAAAGTAGATATCGCCCGTCTTTCCCCAAAAAATATAAAGGGAACTCTAACAATATCATATGTAGAAGTAGTTGGGAGAGAAGATTCTGTGCTTGGTGCGATCTTAATGAGAATATATTGGAGTGGGCAAGTGAAGAATTTTGTATACCTTATGTGTCTCCAATTGATGGGAGAGTTCATCGATACTTCCCAGACTTCTTGATAAAAGTTAAAGAGAAGACTGGATCAACAAAAACATACGTAATTGAAGTAAAACCCAAAAAACAAACCGAACCACCACGAAGAAAGTCAAAAAAGGTGTCAAAATCCTTCATCTATGAAGCAAAAACATATGAAGTGAATAAAGCTAAATGGAGAGCTGCAACAGAATGGTGTAAAGATAGACGACTTGAATTTAAAATCATAACCGAAGACGAATTAGGAATCAAGTAATGTCCAAAAACACTCTGTTTGATGATTTAAAACTAGAGGTTGACGTAGAGGCAGGTAGATCCCCATTCTTTTACAGAAAGGCATTTAGGAGACTGTCTAAACGATATGCTGCAGATCCACAACGTCTTATTAGAGATGAGATGCGAGATCGTACTAGTGATAATCCAGATGACAACTTAATCAGAAGATTTCCCAAACAGGGGCATCTGTTCATGTTTGAATATTCATCAGAAAGAGATAATATATCAGTATTTGACCCATTTCCACTAGTATTTGTAATTAAAACTGAGGGAACTTCTTTTTTGGGTTGCAACTTACACTTTATTCACCCATTAAAAAGAAGACTGGTTGTTGCAAACATGCGCCGTAATAAATTGACAATGCCCTATAATTCTATATCTAAATATAATATAAGTCAAATTAAAGGTCTGTTACTAGACGTTGCTAGATCTGAGTGGACATCGGCATCTAATTTACCAATAGAAGATTTTGTCAGTATTAAAGATGGCAAATCTCGCTCTATTGATATCACAGATGTTTGGAAAACTAATAACCGTTCTTTTAGGAAAATGCTTCGTGGAGCATTAATATACAAAGGTTATGGTACAAACGAAGAAGATTTTAAAGGTTAATTAACATGCCCACACCCGCAGAAGTAGAACTATCGTTAAACGTATTTGACAGCAGTAAAGGTACTGTTCCTAACCCTCAGAACAAAGTTTACGTTTCGCCAAATCATGGAATAACAGTAAAAAAAGGTAATGGCGTGGTTACGACCAATTACCAAATCGTAATTGATCCAGAAACTAAAACGCAAACGATGTATGAATCATCTTACAATCTTTTGGGTCAGCTGCAACCAATAGATCCAACTAAAGTAATAGCGACAAAAAAAGGTGATGGTAAATTTGTTCTTGCTGATGAAACTAAAGCTAATGTCTCAGAGAAGTTAGCCGATAAAATAACTAACAATGCTGCAACTCAAGAAACATTAAGCAACGTCACCGATTACACCGTAAAAAGTGCCCTAAAGACCGAAGGTAAATCACCAACACCCGTAGAAGTTGCCAAGGTCACCGATGCTAAGATAGAGAATGAGGACGAAACTCCTCTACCCGATAGTGATGGATCTCAAAGTGCGTTAACCATAACATCGTCAAATCAAGAGAAAGTATCAAGCTTTGCAACAGGTACAGATGATTTAGTATACCCTATTGGCGCTAAAGGAGGAGAATCCGATTATATTAAATTTAGCGCACTAAAATATGTTCCCACACAACTTAACACTTCTTCTGGCAATTTTGGTACAACATATGTAGAAGGAACAACGATCGGGCAAAGTGTACAACTTCCAATTCAGGGAGGTATTCAAGACTCCAACGCAGTCAGTTGGAATGAAGATAACTTAAGTGCTCTTCAAGCTGCTGGAGCAGAAATCGCACTTAACACAATAAAGGGGAGTATGAGTGAGGGTATATCTACTTTTCTTAAACAAGTAAACACTGCCAACACTAATGGCACACAAGTGGGCACTGCCCTAGCGAATAGCATGGCTGGTGAAGCGGTTGGATCAAATATCATCGCGAGAAATGAGCGAGCAATATTAAACCCAAATACAGAACTCCTATTCCAAGGTCCTCAGTTAAGAGCATTCTCTTTTAACTTTAAAATGACGCCAAGATCAGCGGATGAAGCAAAAGTAGTAAAAAGCATTATTAAGTTCTTCAAGTTCCACATGGCACCAAAACTTAGCGATGCACACTTATTCCTAAAAGCACCAAATATTTTTAAACTTGAATACTTTCAAAAAGGACAAAAGCATAGTGGTATAAATCTTATTAAGGATTGTGCTTTACAGGCATGTACTGTGGACTACACACCTGATGGGACGTACATGGCATATGACGATGGTTCTATGTTCTCATATGATTTGCAATTGCAATTTATGGAACTTATCCCACTCTACGCTAAAGATTATAACGAAGGCAATGCTTCTAACCACCCAATCGGATACTGATAATGGCTAATTACTTTACTCACGTCCCAAGTATTGCATATATCTCAAGAGACCTTGAAAATAACTCTTTGAATGACTATACAGTCACAAAGAACTTATTTAAGCGTGCAAAAATAAGAGAGGATATATTCCAAAACGTAAGTTACTTTAATAAGTACAGTATTATTGGTGATGAAAGACCTGATCAGGTTGCTGACAAAGTATATGGAGACTCATCTTTAGATTGGGTCGTCCTATTATCAAATAACGTACAAAATGTATATGAGGAATGGCCAAAAACTCAGTACGCTCTTGATAAGCACCTTTTAGAAAAATATGATAACTATGACGTATTATATAATGGTATTCATCACTATGAGACCATAGAAAGTAAAACTAGAGATGGTTTTACTATCATAGAGTCGGGCGTTGAGGTTAATGAAGGATTTTTTAATGCGCCAGAATATGAACTTGAGAGGGATACAAGTGTAATTTTACCCTCAGAAGTTCCTGGAGATTTTGCAACAGCAACAGGAACATATGATCCAGGTTCTGGTGAAGTTAAAACAGTATCAATAACAAATCCAGGAACTGGATATACTAATATTGCAGAAGTATCGTTTGAAGCACCACCAAACCCAAGATTAGCGGCACTCAGCGTTACACTAAATGTTCCACCAGATGATAGAGAAATTGGTACTATAACAGTAATTGATGCAGGAACTGGATATACATTTCAACCATTATTGACCTTCACTGATCCACCACCAACAAAAACAGCGATCCTTGAAGCGACTATTGGTGCTGGAGGAACGATTCAAAGTGTTGGGATTATTTCTGCTGGTGATGGATACACATTCACACCTATAGTTACATTCCCACCACCACCAAACATTATTGAGAGTGCCGTATTTGTTAATAATGGTAGTGCAACTGTTGATGGTGGTTTTGAAGGTTGGTATATGGACCCTACAGGTTCATATTACTATACTGCTCATGGTGCTTCATCATATACCCAAGGAACAATTGAACAATATGAGATGAGTAGTGGTTATGATCCAAATACTGCATCTCAAGTTAATGTTCTAACTTTAAACACTGGCGGTCTTAACTTCACATATGCTACAGGTGTTGAGTTCAAACCTGATGGTACGAGAATGTATGTTACTGGATTAACTAATGCTGGTAATAAAATTGCACAATACGATCTTAGCACCGCATGGGATATTCTAACAGCATCATTATCAGGTAATGTCAGTTTCCCTGCACTTGCAGGTGTAAGATTCCAGGATAATGGTCAACATATGTTTGTTCTTGACACTCAAGACCCAGACACTATCAAAAAATATGAATGTACCGTTCCTTGGGATGTGACATCAATCTTCCCACTTCCAGTACAGACAGCAAACGTATCTGTCATCTGCCAACCAACAGAGTCTTCAATTCGTGGATTCTCATTCAAAGATGACGGCACAAAGTTATATGTTAGTGGTACAGATAACAATTCAACATTTGTTATAACATTATCTACTGGTTGGGATATTAGTGGACTATCTTTACTTGGTGTACTTAATGTTCAAAATGCTAGTGGTGACTCTACACCATTAGACGTATTCACCAACCCATTTGAAACTCTATTCTTTATTGGTGGGTCAATTAACAGAAAAATCTATACATATGACACTGATGTAACAGCGAAGGGAACAGCCACTGTTGGAGTTGGAACTAGAGCAGAGACTATTTTTGATATTACTGTAACAAAACCTGGATCTGGGTACACATCTACCACACTCCCGTCTATTACTATTCAACCACCAATCCCACATAGAACTGCAAAGGGTTACATAACTATTCTTAATGGAGCAGTGAAGGACGTTATAATTCAAGACCGTGGTTATAACTATAGAACTCCCCCAACTGCGAATATAGAAAATCCATTGCCTGCAATCACGGCACAGGCTGTCCTAAAAGCAGAGAATGGTGAAATTAGAGAGATTACTATAGTTAATCCAGGAAGAGGATATAATTCAATGCCAGAAATCTACTTTAGTAAACCAGGACCAACGTATACTCCACAATTAGATGAAGTATATGAGAAAAATGGTCAAGAATGGAGATTCGATGGATATAACTGGAGAAAAAGAATTACTTATGGAACTGTCTACTTTGATGAAGTGGCAAATGATATAATTGAAATTAAAGGTAGTTTATCCGCTAGACCAGTAACAAATTATGAATACGAAGATCTAAAAGAGAATAATAAAAGAAATATATACATTCTTAAAAAGGAATATCTTAGTATGCTCTTTAATGATCTTGAAGATATCATGCCATATAAAAAAGGATCTGGAGGTTATGTCTCCAGATCCCTTAAGAAGGGCGATAACCCTCGTTTATATAATTAAACTAAAGTCAACTCTCAGCAAGACGTTGGAAGTATGACATAGGATCTTCATCACCTTCACCAGATGGGCTCTTTGCCATGATATCTGGTGAATTAAATCCACTGTTTGAAGAGAGATTATCAAGATCTTTCTTCAATTCTGTAGGAAGTTCAGACTCCTCTTGGCGGTTGCCAAAACTAGGAGTGAAGTTGCCACGCATATTATCCTCATTCTCAACATCTGGATCGAGACGAGGAGTGCCCTTGCGACCAAGAACATAATCCAGACGAGTCTGAAGTTGCTCATAGGTCTTAAATTGATCTGTGGCAGTCATTGCAGCAAGGGGATGCTCCTTCTTCCAAATTGCTTCTAGCGCATCATCATCATCTAGAAGTGGTGAGACACGATCAAATTCAGAAGAATCATAGTTCCAGT